CCCTTCCTAGGGTGATTTGTTCCATCGCTTCAGTTTTACGTTCCTACTAACCTGCAATTTCCTCGTCCTACTACCTAAGGAGAACGGATGACAATTGGGCTGTGATACGTAACGCGGTGTGAATGCGAGGGAGCGCCGTCCCTAGCCGATCTGTCCTTAACAGATCGGCGGCTCCCCTACCGGATGACCGGGTAGGATAAGAGCTTCTGGCTCGGCCAATGTTGGAAATTCTGATGCGCGCCTCCTCTTTAGTTAGGCTCACGCAGTCGCTTGTGTAATAGGGTTGGGAGACCCTAAGCAGCAAGTTCCTGTGCAGAGATACGCTCTAGAGGCTTGTTCCTGCTTCGGCGGGATGTCGCGCGCCATGGCTGAGATGCCATAGAAAACCCTGTCAGGGGGTTGTGAATAAGACACACATAATGTCGAAAGGTGAGTTGTGAAAGTTGTGAGGTTACTCGAATATATCGAGGCCTTGTGATTTCTGCTCCCAATTAAGTATACCAACTAGATTTAAAGCCAGAAAATAAGGGGTCCGTGCTCGGACCATAAGCGAGTACTATTCCCCGACGGGAAGAAAAATAAGTTAAATCTCCCATCAGCAAACCATAAGAATGTCAACTTCTTCTAATGGTTTTCCTGCGCATGGGGGCAATATGGCCCCCCACATAGCTATCGACGAAAGTCTTTGGCTCCAGCAGTACGTTTTTAGCTTGTTCTTAGTTGGACTTGCTTTATTCGCGCTAGTGCGTTTTCGCAAAGTATGCAGACGCAATGTTGTTATCCCTGCAGTTGCTGTTCCTCTCCAGTCCGTGTTTGTCGTAGATGATGACATTCGCGTTTCCCAAAATCAGACCCGCGCTTTAGCTTCCATGGCGCGTGGAGACGATGTGGTTGAATTTTATCAGTTTGCTCCTGAATACGTCACCAGGCTTAACAGCCAAATGGCGGTTCGCACCGTTCGGGGTTCGCACCTCATGCGCGGATGCGCCGGAGCAATGTACAGATGGCTGGACTCTTTCCTGGACGTTGACCTAGATTCATTTCTAGTGGAAACTGGACCAGATGGACTCTTTGGCTACCACGGTGTCTTCACCTGTGCTCCCATCGATGTCAAACATCCCTTCCTGACCTCCGAACCTGTATATGAACCTGGCTTAGCTGGTGCAGGCCGTAGATTTCTGGACCTAATCGTCCAATGTTTTACGTGTCAGCCCACGCGGTATCATTACACGTGTCATGTTGTATATGACGCGAGCCGCACGATCCAACGTGTGCGTATGGTTCGTTCGGAGGAATCACCTCACTCCCAGCCGGTATCATATCTCCATTTGATACGTGGTAAGTTTTCCGTACGAGAGTATGTGCATGAAGACCACCGCGTAGCTTTTTCTATGACGCCGTATGTGAATGTTGACCTAAAAATGTCGGAGCTTGATGGCTTCGCTTTGCGTTGTGACGCAACTGTTAAGGGCATTGGTATGGGCTCTATAGAACATAATGGTACTAAACTAGGTGTTGAGGATATATCCCGCCTAGCTCCGTACATCCACAGCTTCATTACCAGTTATACTGGTACGTTGTTTGGTCGTCCTATCCTAACCTCTGTCTACAGTGCGCCGCCTGCCCCTCAGATTCAGTATGTTGACCCGTTAGCAACTGCCTTTGAGTCGAGCCGCAAAATTGGTGCCTTTTTGTTCGATGAGCGATCTTTGCCATTGGACGTACCCAAAGCCGTCATTCTCCGTGATCGTGTCGCTGAAGAACTCGCCAAGGCAGAACGCCTTGAAAAACCTCGTGAACAATCCGAGCGCCGAGTTTCGACCGATCTCATGTTCCAATTACCTGCTGTTCCAAAAGGCCATCGTGACTGTAAACCTCGCGATGCTTCAGTTGTTCCGTTTAAGACACTTCTCAATGAATTTCTTGAGTTGGTCGTCCCTGATACCCATGTTCATACCGTCCGCTTCCAGGATCATTCGGAAGTGTTTGCCAGACAGACTAGGCCATCTCAAGTGGCCAATCGTGTTGAAGCAAAAGATGATTTGTTCATGCCTGGTAATGAGAAGGTTATGTTGAAAAACGAAGCTGCCAAATTTGGAGGAGCACCGAGAATAGTTTATGTTTTCACCTCTCCCTTGAACACTGAACAGGGAGCCCTTTATGGAGCTCTCTCGAAAGTACTCAAGCTGTCCAAGCATTATGGATTCCTGTTTTTTAAGGAGTTGCAAGATGCTATGTCAGAGTTTGCGCTTTATAAGCACAAACGTGTTACTGACTTTAGTAAGATGGACGCCACGGTCAATGAGTTGACCCGTTGGTGTGAAGAGTGTTTTATCAAACGTGCCATGCACCCTGAAGAGCTAGAGCATGCTCTCGACGTTTTCAGATCCACCCACGGATCCGTCGCTCGGGGTAAGAATGGTGTTAAGTTTGACATAGGCTACACTCGTGGTACTGGTTCGAATGATACATCCCTTGCCAACACCTATCTGTGTGAGCTGTTCATTTGGCTAACTTACCGGCGTTATGGGTACTCCGCTTCTGAAGCGTTTGAGGTGCCCTCTCTCAGTGGAGGAGATGATGCCGCCCTAGTCAATGCAGATGCCGCGTCGATCGAGTATGCCTCGTCCTTTTTAGGCTTCGACGTGAAGGCCACGATAATACCGCCGTATGGAACTTTTGATTTTCTATCCAAATTTTACATATGTGCCAGTTCCGTGGATGGTTTTCTATTGCCAGATCCGTTACGTACGTTGATCTCTTTCTCTGTCACGCATATCGTAGATGTGCCCAGTGAGCAAGTAGCCTCTCGCAAAGGTTTGTCG